ACAAGATCAATACGATCTTTCCAGATTGTTAAAGAAATCATCTAAACCATTAACCAAAAAAAAAGTATCACCACCTCCAGTACCACCACTGCCACCCTTGCAACCATTGCCATTACCAGTTCCGGTATCTGTTGTAAAACAAACAAAACTCCAACAAACTTCTTTTTTACCTAAACCTTTACATATTCAAGAGCAAGAGCAACAACAAGAACAAAAAGCGCAAAAACAACGAGAACAAATATCAATATTACGAGAATTTGTAACTGGTTATGAAGATTTTTCTGTTGTAAAACCCCTCTCGAAACAAACAATTCTTAAATTTGTCAAGACTTTCAAACCAGATGTTGACCAACATTCAACTAAAGATGAACTAGTCAATATGGTCAAAAGTGAAAGACGGAGATTCTTACGAAATCAATCCCAAATACAACGTCGTCAACGCTTAGCAACCATTATTCCTCCATCGCAACAACAACTACAACAGCAGCAAAACCTTGGTAGATTACATGATTATATTAAAGGATTTGATCATGATTCTGTATTAAATCCTATATCAAAACAAACCATAGTTAAATTTGTTCGTTCTTTTAACAAGGATGTTGGACAACAATTATCACGACAACAACTCATCAAATTAATTGATAATCAAAAAAAGAGGTTATTACAACTACAATGGCAACAACAACAACAATCATAAATTGCAGTAAAGGCATTGCGAAAACCATTTCTCCAAACTCGTTCTATGGAAATTTTTGGTTGTAGAAAATAATTTTATTTTAGGCTAAATGAATCCGGAATTCAGGAGTAATTTAAACATTTGACAGCATTTACTAAATGATGTTCTTGTATATCGTTGTAATTATCTATATGCTGAATACAATTATTTCATCGATAACCTTGTATAAAACCTTGATGAGGGATTTCCATATGTTTGACGACTTTGATTACTTTGAAGAGGTCGAAGAAGAGCTACAAGAAAATAATTTTGTCCCAAACATTATTTTTGTAAAGCTAATTCAGAGGTAAAGTTTTGTATTTCTTGTCTTCATCTGGGAACAAGTTGATTTTGATTCCCATTGCCATTAGTTCTTGGAAAAGTAATTTACAAGCATAGGGAATAAGAACACGACGAATGTTGGTACAATCGCATACATTGCAAATATCGCTTGCGTGAGGCATAGCACCACAATTGGCACACAAGGGTACAGAAAACACATCCGACATGTCAAATAGCCGCTCTGTCAAGAATCGAGAAACTCCGTGACTAATCATACAATTGTGTGCGACGATACCGTTGGCTAAGAAGGAGTTGATTTCTTCGACTTCAATGTCAAAGACTTTTTCTTTGCCGCAAGGTCGCACATCAAGAACAGTTAAATTCATCGTGGGCAATGCCATTGTTTCTCGACTTACAGAATAACAATTATGATCAGCATCATCGTCATCAATGAACCATTCAAAAGCACCTACTTCCTTGAGATACTGTTCCGCATTTGGAAAAGATTTGGAAGTGAATTTACCAAATTGTGTACCTTTGATAAGGTGATCGGTAATATCATGAGTGGAAGGAATTGCATATTCGTGAATGAGTGGCTCCATTTTTTTCAATTCTTTTACTGCTTCAATTATAGCCTTTTTAGTACCGACGATCTTGGTAGGATCTGCTTTTTTGATTTCGCTAAAATTGGTCAGCTTATCAACGCGATCAACAATCCAATTGTGTTGACGAGTGACTTCGTTTCGCAATCGCTTATAGGAGACGGCGGCTTCTAGACGTTGAGATTTGTGATAACAGTATCTAAAGCCTATTTTCTCATGAAACGGAATAAGCTCATTCATATCAAGATGCAAAGTTGACTGATAAACCTTTTCTTTATTTTCTTCGTCATTGTAATTTTTCTTTGAATGAGAAGTCTCTTTCAAGTTTTGAATAGTAACTTTTGAAATACCAAATCTTCCTAATAATCTTTGCATATCGTTCATCATGTTTACCAAAGATTTTGTTTGACTTTTAGCTCGAGATTTTGAAAAGGATAATGAAGTTAATATATCACGCTTGCCTCGATGCATAGCTAGATGACAAGTATGACCATCACCTCCAAACATTGCTCCCAGAAATTCTCTTAAAATTGGCAATGGAATATTTGGGTCAAGCGCAAATGAAGGCAAAATCGACTCTTGAATTACTTTCGCACCGACAATAAATCCTTCAAGTTTTAAAATTGAGTCACATAATGATTTTGGTAATCTTACACTATAACACAAATCATTTTTATAAAATGTTCTTTTTTCTCCTGTAATAAGTTCTAAATCATTTAAAAATACTTCGACATCCATCAAATGACCTAATGAAACATATGCACAATGAGAGGTTTTACCTCTTTTATAGATTCCACCATCAGTTATTAGAAGTCCTAGTAATCTAACAAAAGCAAAAGTTCTAAATAAATTATTTTGATCGTTGGTTTTAAATTCCATTTGAGCAGCCTTCAATATATAGCCATTACAATCATTAATATCTTGCTGTACATCAATTAATGGATAATTAATCCCTACTTTTAATCTAATATTTTTCGTGTTATTTGCATCAATCCATTCATTGTTTTCGTTTAGCAATTTATGATTCGGTGTGCATTTTAATTTTCTCCCATCCTGAAATGTTAATTCAACACAATCCCTCTCACCCTTGTACAAGAATCCTGTTTGTTTTCCAGCAACAATACCATTTTGTAATATACTGAAACCCATAACTTGAGACTGATTATTTTCCATTGTTCCTATTTTTAAAGACAGACCATTTTTTTGGGGAATTGGAACAGAATACTGTATGCAATCACGTTCCATTTCGCCAAAGCGTAATCCCCCGTCTCGGGAGCGGCCTTCAACGGGCTGTCTTGTCAATGCTTGTAGTGATCCGTGGTTGCGTGCGTGAATCTTGGCCGATACCAAATGCTTGAGCCGATGGTAATAAGTAGGTCCAATAAAGATGCGTGCTTCGAATTGATCACCTGTAAAACCATTTGTCATGGCTTCTTTGCCATCTTCCGAAAATCCATTCTTCGCTAGATCATTGCACAAAGATTCTACAACATCTGTACTATGCCTCGTGAAAGGTGTTCCAAATCTGAAAACGCCTTCTTGTGCAGAAGATTTGGAGGCAATGCATTCAATAATTTGGTTAATCGTCATTCGACTTGGCAAGCAAAGAGGGTTAATAATAATATCAGGAACCATTCCAGTTTGACTGCAAAATGGCATGTCTTCTTGTCGAAAAATCATTCCCACGGTTCCTTTCTGCGCGGCTCGAGAAGCAACTTTGTCACCAATCTCTGGGACTTTGAGACTGCGAATTTTAACTTTGACCATCTTGTAACCTTCTGGTGAAGTGCTAATGTACACCCTATCAACATAACCTTCCTCACCAGACTTTATACAAACACTGGTATCTGTCTTTTCTTCACCACCCGTTTTAATATTTTTCGTCTGGACGCGACCGACAATCACATCACTGGGTCCAACAAAAATTCCTGCTTTTACAATTCCATTTGCATTGAGCTTTGAATAATTATAACTCTTGGCTCGAATTTCAATAGCTGGCATCATTATATCTTCAGTATGTGTTGTGGATTTCTTGCGTTCTTCGACATGAATCGTTCGAAATGCAAAGGATCGAAACATTCCTCGGTCAATCGCAGACTGATTCAATATAACTGAATCTTCCTGATTGAAACCTGTATACATTGCAACTGCTACAATTAAATTCATACCAAACACCATATCATTGCATCCTGAAACCATACCCATATGAGTTTGTACTAGAGGTCGCTCAGGATAAAGTAAAACATGCACAATTGTATCAGAACGAATGTTATTCGTACTTGCATAAACACCAATAGCTTGTTTACCCATTGATGCATGATAAGTAATACGAGGTGCTTGTGTATGATCCGAATAGGGAATTAAACCGACGCATAAACCTGTTATTAGCGAGGGATGAATTTCACAAAGAGTATAAAAATTACTTCTTTCAAGCTCATCAGGCGTCATGGCAATAATATTATTTTCAATTTCGTAGGAATCAATCAATATAATGTATTGTTCTTTAATCAATGTTTCGATGGATTTTGTTTTCATATCGTGAATGGTTGGAAATTTCTTTGCATTCCAAAGCGGTCGAACCATTCGACCTTCGTCGGTAAAAATTAGCACTTCGCGTTCATTTTCGTTTATCGATACCGACATGTAGGGTGAAAATCTGCCTTTATTTTTATAATCATAAATGACATCATATACCTTTGAACTATGACTAGAACCAATCCAATTTCCATCCATCAAAACTTTGTAATATTCTTTACCCTTGAATCCAAGTATGGAACTATCAAAATCAAAGGACATGTTAATTTCTTTAATTTCTTCCAACACCATTCTCAAAAACACGGAATTTAATTTTGTACTGAGCTGTGTAGTTAGCGTCATATTTTTTACGATTCCTGCTGAATTGTGTGTCACAAAACCATTGGCAATAAAATTATGATGATCACTAACAGTCGTAAAATCCATCGTCATTTCTACTTTAAGACGCCGTATACTCTGAATTGGGTAAAATGTGATTCTTTTATTGTATACTCGAATGTGAGAAAGGTATTCAATAAATTCGATTGACTCATTCTTTATCTTGGACGTTAAAAAATCTCGATAGATAAACATATTTTTTTCAGATTCAGAATTATAGTAAAACCCAAAAGTATCGATAAAATTAATAATATTTTTGTCAGTTAATTCAATAAAAAATTTCATAATCTTTTCTTCATCAAATGAGACTGATTCCCATTTTATATCAAAATTTTTTGCAACCAAGCTAAAAAAATCTTTCCAAAGTTTTTGTTTATGTTGATAGTCTCCATTAAGAGCAACACAATTTAAATCTCGTATTATATTTTGATCTATAATCTTTTCGCCAATGTCGATACCGCAAAAAAATCCCATACAATAGTCTCGAATATGACCCTTTTTTTGAACCCACTCAGGAATAAGAACATTCGTGTCCATATTTTCCACTGCTAAAAATACCTTTCGATGCTTTTTATTAAATTCCAAGGGTTTATAACAAGCATTTAAATCCATCATTACTTCATCCCAGTCCAAAAAATCAGGAATAATCAAATATTTTTTATCTGTCCTGTACAAAGCTCGTAACAGACCACACACCCGCATTTTAGTTAACGCTGGAATATTATCTATACATTTTAGAATAGGTCTAGTCGCTAACATATCTGACATTTGTATATCTTTTGCTTTTTTCCATTCCAATTCTGATTCGGAATTAAAGACTAAAAATGGATGAAGACCCGAAGCTTTAATGGAACGGTCATTAATTAAAGTTATTTCATACAATTCTTTTGGTCGAACTTCAAAATATTGTCTAGTTTTTGTTTTATGCTCTTCTCCATTAGTAACATCGACGGTGACAACTTCTAATTCTGGATTTTTGAAATCTGTAATGGGACAACAAGTGACGCCATCTCCTCCAAGAATAAGTGTATCTGCAGTTAAACAATGACCTTCGGGAGTTTCAAAAGGACAAATATAACCAATTTGAGAAGGATGCAACTGACGAATTTTGGTGTTTTTTCCTTCTTTTCCAATTGGAATCAATATTCTGCGAAGATGTGATAAAAAAGAATTATAGGTAAGACGCGATAAAATTTGTGATACACCTGTTCGTATATAATTTGATTTTGGAATACCCCAATTACCAGTAGAAAAACAATGTTTGATGCCTTGTGTAATGACATTATTTCTAGACATTACCACCAAGATATCTGGTCTTTTAATTAATTGAGGTTCCATACTACGCACAAATCTCTTGAAAAGCGTTCGGAACAGTTCTGCTACCAAATGACCAGCTGCCTCAAGACGCTTATTATTGATATGGTCTCGATCATCAATGGATCGTTTTTTTACAAAAGTAAAAAGTAATTTAGACAGCATATGTCCAAGGAAAAAACCTTTTTGGTTCTTGGAACTTGTTATTCCCAAATGAGGAAATAATTCATTGTTCAAAATTTGATGAATGTAATAAAACCTGCGATCTTTTGACAGACTATGCATAGAAAACTGAGTAATATAGGATATTGCTTTTTCTTGATTTCCAATCGTTTCTGCATCTCTTGTAATATTCTTCGCAATTGCATAAATGACTGGATATTTTTCATATTCGGATTTCAAATTAACATCCAAAATGTGAACGATTTCCTCCATACTAAAATTATACGCCTTGAATATATAACCTAATGGAATCTCTTGGGAAACATAGGGAATTTGTAGCAAAATCCTCTTGTCTAAATTATTGGTCAGCTTCATTTGAATAAGAACGGAATGACCTGTTTCTTCCGACATGCTACGAATTTCTGATACCATATTAAATTTACTATTCATCTTTTGATCAAAAACATGAACAATATTGTAATTAATTCGTTCTTGAGAGACTAATGCTCTTTCTTTTCCTTTGATGATAAAATATCCTCCATTATCATATTCACATTCTCCTGATTTGAGTTTTTGTTCCTTATTTTTGTTGTAGAGGTTGCATTTAGATGTACCAATCATCATTGGAATGCGTGCAAGGCTTATTTTATAAAAATCTTGAGAATTGGTTTCTGAAATTACTTCATCAGCTGCATTCTTCTCGGTTTTAAAGGTTCTAATATTAACGGATATCAAACTGCTATAGGTTAAATCACGAAGACGAGCTTCATTCGGTAAAATATAACGAATTTGTCGATTTTCATCAATTATATAAGGCTTGTCCACAAAAACTTGTCCAAAATGTATATTATAATATTTATTATCACCCAAGGGTACTGTAATAGTAGGTTCTTCCTCAATAATTTTTGCTAAACGATGATTAATAAAGTAATCAAAGGACTGTTTATGAACATATGCTGAATCATATAAAGACAAATATTCTGAAACTTTTTCCAAGATGACATCTTCTAATTCTTTATTTATCATTATTTGATTGATTTTTGTTTGATAGATATAGATATAAATGCGAATCAATTTTTGGAGAAATGTATTTTTTGCATTTTGATATTCCAAAATATCAAAAAAAGCTGACCACAATGCGTTCTTAGTTTTGCCACACGAGAGGTAGCAGTAGTTGGGAATGTATAATTAATATATTTCACGGTAGCTATATGCTTGTGGTATGGTATTTTTTTTGGAATGCCACCTTTCTGCAATAATTTGTATAATTTTTAAAGAAATCGGAAGCAGCAAGTAAAAAACATTTTTCCCATATTGGAAATTTTGAGATTCATTATATAAACTAATTGCATTAATACTAAATACAAGAATAATATAAAAAATATTCTGAGCATAAATGTAAGAAGTTATGAATAACTGAGTATATAATATATATTGCACAATATAAAAAAATACAAATTTGTAGGGCCAAAAATAAGAAAATGTAAAATTAAATATTATTTCGCAAATCAAATATAAATATAAATCCCCGTAGTTTTCAACTACATCTCGAATCATACCAAGGGATATTATAAATGAGAACAAGGATATATAAATAATTTCATAAGATTGCATATATTGCAATATAAAAAATATATTTAAAAAATACAAAAAGCTTTTGCAAACAACAAAATTTGAAATCATTTTGAAAGCAACACATAGTTCCAATTAATTTTCAATTTTTATAAAATGTCTATAATAAAATGTATAAAAAATTATTTGACAGTTTTTATAAAAATAACAAAGGTTTAATTATAGCAGATGGTTTGATAACATTAATTATTTATTGTTTAGAAATTATAGTTTTATCATACATCTCCGGAATGGTTTTTGTCTATATTGATAAAAAGTCTCTCAACCAGTTTTTTATCTATTTGACATTATTTATTATTATTTTTTGTATTGTGATTGTTCTATATTATGTATGTGAATATATTGACTCTATTATAGTTCCAACTTTAAATCGTTCGATTCGTTTAGAAATATTCGCCTTGACGAATGATAAAAAAATAGGCCTTCAAACTACTGAACGAGGAGAATTAATTACAAAATTGACACAAATACCCTACAAATCAACAATGAGTTATACAAATCTTATTGCATATATTATACCATTCATTCTTACAATTTTATTGTTCAGTGGATACATGTTTTATATACATTCAAGGATTGGTATGTTTAGTTTAATTGCACTTGGTGTATTTTTAGGAGTTTATATTTATTATTATATAACTATTACAAAAATTAGTTATGCTCGTTATCTTTATGATATGCAACAAAGTAACCGGTTTGAAGATTTATTGGCCAATTTTGAGAATATAAGTCTTCATAACACTTTTGAATTTGAAAAAAAGCAATTAGCAGAACAAGAAAATTTTATTTATCAATGTTTACAAAAAGAATTACGAAAAATTGGTATATTAAAACTTTGTTCCAATTTATATTTGGGTGTATATATTTTTATATCAATTATAATATGCTCTTTTCTTGTTATTAACAACAAAGTTCCAATTTATAAGCTAATTATTTTAACAACTGCTTCGTTATTACTTTTAAAATCTTTTGAAACAATGGTGCGTCGTTGTTCCGAAACCATAATGGAACTTGGTCCTTTAGCGAGAGATAAATTTGCCGATAAATTTGAAAAGGATAAAATTCATAATGGAGAAAGTACAAATTTTCTAAAAAATTTTAACATTACTATTGAAAATCTCCATTATAAAGACATTTTAAAAGGTATCGATCTGCAAATATCATATAAAGATCAGATTTTAATTACAGGTGAAGTTGGAACCGGAAAAAGTACTTTGCTCAAATTGCTATGCGGATATTTTTATCCAACAAAAGGAAGTATTAAATATGATTCGGTGGACATTCAAAAAATTGAAATATCTTATTTACGCCAACATGTAACCATGATGCATCAGCAAATTGTATTGTTTAAGCGTAGTGTGTTGGACAATATATTTTATGGGTCTACTATTCCAAAAGAACGACAACTCAAAGAATTGGAAAAAATGTCCATTTATTCAAGAGTACAAAAATTTATAAATCTTCCCGATGCCAAAGTTTTATCAGGTGGTCAAAAACAAATTGTATTATTATTGCGTTGCCTATTTAGAAATTGTAAAATTCTATTACTGGACGAACCTACCGCAAACATGGATGCTGCAACCAAGAAAATTATTTTGGAAATTTTGGTACTCATCGTAAACAAATGTACTGTAATTTGTATTTCTCATGATTCTTCTATTTATTCCTTCTTTAAAAAACACTATATTTTGAGAGATGGAAAACTTGTTTAATCAAACTGCGAGTCGAAAAATTGTTTAATTTAAGGATTTGTGATTTTAAATTAAACTATGAGCTTTGAGGAAGATTCTTTCAAAATATTGGAGAATATAGTAAAGGGGAATAATAATGTAATGACATATGATTTTTTTAAAATGCCAAGTTCCTCTTTATCAAATGATACACCAAAAAAGATTGAAAACAAAGAGGAGTGTCTGCACAAGAATATTATTTTGGAAAATGTAACTAAAATTTGTACGGAATGTGGAGTTGTAATTGATAAGGACCTCAGCTATGATAAAGAATGGAGATATTATGGAATGATGGATACTAAACATACTTCTGATCCAAATCGTTGTAATATTCGCAAATGTGAAGACAAGTCTATTTTTAAAGATGTAGAAAAAATGGGATTTAGTGACAAGATTGTTAGCCATGCGAATAGTATATACGAACAAGTCACCAATTCTAAAATTTTCAGAGGAAATACTCGCAAGGGAATTATTTTTGCTTGTATATTTCATGCCTATAAATGTTTTGAAAATCCTCAAAGTTGTGAACACTTGATTGAGATTTTTGAAATTAATCGTAAAATTGCTCTCAAGGGATTAAAATATGTCAATCTTAATATTTCTAAAGATAGTCCTTTTAGAGGATTTCAAATTAATACAGAGCATTTAATCAAGGAAATTATGAACAAGTTTAATGCAAGCGAAAAACAGATTGATGAGGTTTTGGCAATTTACGAATTTATTAAAGATCGATCTGTATTGTTGAATCGGTCACGTCCACAATCCGTTGCTTGTGGATTAGTTCGATATTATACGCTTAAAAAGAATCCAGAAATTTCAATTGAGTATTTCCGTTCCAAAATTAATCTAAGCGAATTAACGATTAATAAAATCGTCAAGGAGATTAGTAGAATTTTGGCCTAGATTCCACGATTATAATAGTAATAATTTCCCATTCCTTTTTCAGTCGCAATCTTTCGCAGTGTAATATTCCATCGTGTTGTGGATTGTGTTTTGGTAGCTGTCAAACAATGCTCAATCCCATCCTTCATTAGGAGTAGACTGTTGTGATGTAGCGCAATTTTGTGGATGATACGATCACTCCGCATTCCAAATTCTCGAACTTGACCAAAGGAGAGACTAGCGACAGTTTTTTCGTCCAAAAACTTTTCATCATCGGCGTGCCAATTGATATGGTCTTGGCCACTTTCATATTTATTCAAGATACACGCATTGGCTTCAAATCCTGTCGTTTCGTGAACCATTCTTGCAATCTGTTCAAGCCAATCTGGAAACTTTTCTGTCAAAAAGGACTTTCCACGATAAGAGACTTTTTCGTCGCCAAGTCTTCCAAAACACCAAGTTTGACGGGGTGTCACTCTTATTTTTCCATACATTGGATAGGTTACTCGTGTCCATGGAATTTCTTGTAAATGTTGCAGCGTATTTTCAACATCTTTTTCGTTCAAAAAAGATGTTTTATAACTTGCGTGAATATCATTGTCAAATGATGTATTATGAAGACCGTTGTATTTTGTAACCTGTCTTTTCATTCTGGAATATTTTCTAAATCGTTGTACAAGTGTTGAAAGGTGGAATAAAGATTATTAATACATTGTTTAAGAAGAGCAGATTCGTCAATATTTTCTTTTACGGAAAAGCAAAGATCAATATTAGATTCTAATGGATGTCTTTTGCGACACGCTGCAAATGTTACATGCGGGTGTAAAAGTAATTCTCGAGTTACTAGTTGTGCTAAAGTCATATCGTCATTAGTAAAAGTGTGGGTGTACATTTTTGGATTTTTGCCAGTTTTTCAAAATTTTTTTCAATTTTTAGAAATTTTGTGCACCGTGTCAAATACATAATCCCAATACATGAATAAATGTCCATAGTTGCATTTTAAATATTTATGATGAGCACGATGATCGCGTGGGGTTCCGAATCCAAATTTTCGGCAAAATTCATCCCAAGGAAAATTGTACTCACAATGTATATATAGCAACCAAGATGAGTAAATGGTACCAAACGCGATATATGACCAAAGATTCGTATGCACAATTCTTGATGTAATCCAAAGCGGAATTAGAATCATACTTATCGTGTCTCCCATAGAACCGCTAAACGCATCAAATAGCTTTGGAACCTTGTATCGATGATGGTGTGTATGAAAATTTTGATACAAAATTACAAAAGAATGCTCCAATCGATGAAAAATGTATTGTAAAAAATCTTGTAAAAGTAGTTGCACAAACACATGAGGCCACTTTATTCCACCATCCCAGCAATAATAGGAGTTTGGCATCCATTCAGCCAGCCAAGTAATGCTTAAATAAATTGATAATAGGATTATACCTTCGACATTACAAAAATGCGCAATCAAGGCTTTTTTGTAGCTATATGTATTTATACCTGAGGAACATAAAATGTGAATTAAAATCACAACTACTTGACCAAGAAAGACAAATAATAATCCAAATAATAATGCAATTAAATTCTTCGTTGTCGTTATTGGGTGAACAATGTTTTTTTTTAACGAAAAACATTTTTTAAATTTTCCAACAATAAATTATGAATATATTTTTGATATATGTGATTATATCCATTATAATTATTTTTGGTCTCGTAATTTTTATTTCATTATGGATAAGCTTGAAAAAATCATTTAATCAGAAAAAGGTACAAGGTAAGACTATATGGTTACTTTGTTTAACAGGATGGGATAAAGCGTCATATATTTCAAAACAAACAAAAGATTCTTGGAAGAAGCACAATTACTCGTGGAACATTGAATTGTTGAGCGAAGAAAATATATCTAATTATATTAAACTACCAAATTTTATTATTGCCCAACGCACGCTAAATAAAATAAATGATCAGAAAATGTCGGAAATCATTAAATTAGCAATATTAAATGATCATGGTGGTGTGTGGGCAGATTCTAATACACTTTGTATGAGACCTCTTGATGATTGGATTTTTGATTGTATTTCCATTGGGTTTTGGATGTCAAATGATCCTATTTACAGTGGTCTAATTGCCTCATTAAAAAATAATTATATAATTCAAACTTGGTATCAAAAAATTCTACAGCATTGGAATGCTCCCCAAAAGATGGATGCTTTATTTTTAGAGTTACTTGATCAAAACGAACGATTTTCAACGATTTGGAAATTTGTTCCAATTTTAAATAATCATGATACTCGTATCATTATAAATAATGGAAGTTCTGAAGATGTTTCAGAAAATGTAAAAAATATTCTTAATTCACAATGTCCTTATTTTTTAGAATTAAATAATGAAGAAGTAAAAGCATCTAGTAATGCTGATTATGCAATACAGTTTTCTTTACAACTTGAGAATTTTCAAGGTTATGTTCCTATACCTCACATTTTGACAATACCTCATGATTTATTGTCAATGTTTGTATCAAATACTATAGTAAAACCACCATCAGATACTTTAATTGTACTTTCTGATTGTGATGATCAAAACGGAGTGAAACGAATAATCAACCTGTTGAAAGAAAAAAAAGTGCAGTCCAATGTAATGTGTTTTGATAAATGTAATTTTGGCAAAAATATACCCAAAGAATGGATTGCAAAAACTTTTAAAAATGTCGGTAGAGAACAACACACTTGGCTTTATTTTATTTTGTTGCAATATGATTCTTTGCCCAATAACTTAATTTTCATGTCCACATCTGTTCATAAATGGGATCGATTTAATCATTTGAAAAAAATGTTGGAAAATCAATCACCCACTTGCGCAGATATTCCAGAAAAAAATGGAGATTTTCAATTAAACGCCTATGATGGTGTACCCATCCCAAGAGCCAGCTTGAGACCATTTTCCAAATGGTATTCTAGCAATGTCAAACCTTGGACAGGAGATGGATCAAAAGCTTGTTATAACGGATGGGCAAGAGTCTCCAAAGAACAGATTTTAAAACGCCCAAAAGATTATTATAAAAAGTTGATGGTTCAGTTGGAAAAAACCAATACAAATGAAGAAGTCCATTTCATGGAAAGAAGCATGGGGGATGTATTTAATTTATAATTTTTTAAAGTGCTTTACAGTTTAAAAATATTCCATTGCCCGTTGCCCATTTCTTTGATGTCCTCACTAGGACTTGCGCCTGCCTTCAGTAGGTCGTTGCCTGCCTTCAGTAGGACTTGAACCTACCACCTTACGCTTACTAAGCGTATGCTCTGACCAGATGAGCTATGAAGGCTTTTTTATTCTAGATTGATTATTTTTTAAATTAAAAAAATAAATTATAAAATTTTTTCCACCAACATTCTTTAGGTTCTTGCAAAACGAATTTTGAAAATGGTCCATCAGTCTTGTATTTTGTTTGCAAACACAAAAAAATTTCATAATAAAAGTCTTTTATATTGTCTGATTGGAAATTTAGTCCAAATATTTGTTCATAGACATTGATTTCTTCTTTGGATAATTCATAGCTTGTTCCGTACACCATTACTTGGCATACCAGGTTATTCCATACGGAGTTATGGATAGGATTTTCAATAAATTTTTTATTATCCAATATAAAATCCATCAAATAAATAATAAATGTAAACGATTCGGAAATTAATGTTGAATCGTTGATAAAATCAAAAAATCGTAGTTCAATACCGTGATTTATATACTTGTAAAAATTTATATCAAGTCCTACATTATTTAATTTCTCATATCCACTTGACTCGTGATATTGATTATACCACCAACTGTCCAAAAATCCGCATCGAGGAATTGTCAAAGCTTTTCCAGTAATCATAAGATCGGAATCATATGATCCAATTCCAATATAGCGCGAAACCGCGCATCGTTGTGAACATTTGGAATATAAATCCTTATGTTTATATTCCTCAAGAGTAGAAAAATAATCAGGTGTATTATATATACTTATTAATATCGGTTCAAACCATTGTATTATTTTTATGGCGCGTTGATGCTCAACAATAAACTTTTTTTTGTTGGCAATTTTTCGATATTTGTTTAATTTGGTTGGTAATGTTATATTATAATGTAAAGTTCCATTATTAAATATGCCTACATTTTGAATATTGGTCAAATGGATTGCAAAAGGATGATTTTTGCTCATTAATTGTATTTTTCCATACTGTGGAAATATGTTTTTGGAGAGAAAAAATTTCTGTAAATTCGTTATAAAAAGTGTCTTGAAATTATCTAATTCATCCACAACTTGTTTTAGCGAAGTTTTATAAAAATTGCAAGTTGTAAATTCAATCGTATCACCATCAAATAACCAATTGTTATTAAATGTTTGTCGAAAAAAAGGTACAGTTAGCAAGTCTTCTGCTAAAGTATTTCCCACAAATGCTTCATTGGGTTCAGATGTTTTGGTGTACTTTCGTTTTGGATTATTCATCCAATCTGTATATACAAAACTATGAGCATTCATCAATAATGGTAATTTTAATGTTTGTAAATCTTTTGCAACATATGCAAAAGATTCGTTTATGCACTTTTCCTTGTAGTTTTCAAAATAATTAACTGAATATCTTTCTCGTTTGTGATTATTTTGAAAAAATTGTTTGGAAATTTCCTTTGGTTGATCAAATTCAAGATATAATTCATTTTCAATTCCTATACCCCAATACAAATCATTTTTAACATAGGCATGATTGTATTTTCTGTGCTTATCCATTTCTACTAATATCCAATTTTTTATTTTTGTATTTGTAATACATAGGAATGTTACCAAATAAAAAAATTTGGATACGACGCGAAACCTTTGATAATGAATTACGATGTCCTTTAGTGCCTTCTGATGTTGGTATTTTAGTTAATTTAGGATTTACTGTGGTCGTTGAATCTTGTACCACGCGCTGCTACCACGATGAAGAATTTAAAAAATACGGGGCTGTCTTGACAAAAGATGCTTGGATTGCTGCAAATGATTATTTGATTATTGGACTCAAAGAATTGAAACACATGGAAAAGCTTGATCATCATTGTCATTTATATTTTTCACATTCATTCAAGAATCAAAAAAATTCGGAAATTATTTTGCAAACTTTTAGTAAATCCAATAGTCTTCTATTCGATTTGGAATACTTTTTAGAAAATAATCAAAGAATGATTGCTTTTGGATATTGGGCAGGTGTTGTTGGTGCAGTATTAGGTCTTGCCCAATTTTATTTGAAACTTTCAAGACAGCAATTACACTCATTGAATCATTTTGATTCGTTGGACAAATTATTGGAAATTATACCTTTGGACCGAAACATAAAACCAAAAATATGTTTGATTGGACCTAATGGGCGGTCCGGGACTGGAGTTACTAGTATATTAAAAACTTTGGGTCTCGAGTTTACTGAATTGTCAAAAAAAGACTCGAAAGACAATTTGCAAGATTTTGATATTTTGTATAATTGTATTTTATTGAAACAAAATATAGGAATATGGCTCGATGATAATACTGTGTTTTCGAACAATATAGTAATTACAGACATTAGTTGTGATTATACGAATCCATTTAATCCAATTGCGTTGTACAATTGCGCGACGACTTGGGAAAAACCCGTCTACAAATATAATGAATTTGTAGATATAATTGCAATTGAAAATTTACCTTCTTTATTACCAAAAGAAAGTTCGAATGATTTTTCGTCCACCTTGGTAAAAATTCTTGCTACACTCCCCGCCGATGAGAACAATTATTGGAAAAATAATTTGGATTTTTATTTTGACGCGGTTACAAAAATTACTTGATGCTTACCATTCGAATTTGCAAAAATTTATTTGTGGTACTATTAACCTTGAATACAACACCTACCTACACTAATAGTCCGATTCTTAAAGGAAAGCAGCTGGATGGAGGACGACAGCTTTCAGACTATAACATTCAGAATTCGTTTTAGAGCCAGAAACTACCAAAATGTTTCGGTGCAATTGTTCTAACTTACTAAACAAGCCAATCAATCGTCATTACGAGACAAAAATCAACACCTGATTGAAAGATCCAGTTTTCACTATAGATTAGATAGGAAAGTAGTAATACAGGAAAGTAAAATACAGGAATGGTGTCCAAAAATTTTGGTTCTCTCCACCAATCTTTATTGACTTGTTTTTTTTTCCATTGCTTGTTGAGTGCAAACCATAATGTATCTTCCACAATAAAAAATTTGATATATTCCGAAAGCACCTTTCGTTCCGTCACAAAATTCCATTCTTGATATAAAAAGACTTGATGAAATAGTAAAAAGGAAAATAATGCAAAATAAGTATGATAATTTGTCCATACGACTCGGTCTCCACGAAAGTATTTTTGGGTTGGAAGATTGGAAGCCCAGCCTGCCACACCTTCAATTTCAATTTCCCATAGAGCCATAATGGCCGATAATATAAAATAATACATTTAGCTAAAATCACACAATTGTTTAAATCACAAAATTGATAAAAAATAACTAATTTATAGACAATTAATTATAAATAAATAAAAAATGGAAATCAACATTGTTGTTGACAATCTTTCTACCGTTAAATTAAGCTATTCTCAAAGCCTTGTTGAAAAATATAATTGCAGTGTTGAAGAAATGGCTAAAAAGGTTTACTATGATGCAAAGTTGCTTGAAATAATGCTGTCGATTAAAAATTTGAATAGTGTCGACAAGAAAATTTTGGATTATCTTTACCAAGAAGCAAAAAAATGGTGCGGTGATATTAAAATTGGATACCTAATTTTGAAATACACGGATATTTATCAAAAAAAATACATTCCCGCATATCAATAACTTAAAAAGTGAAAAAAATTCTATTTACCATTTTAACACTAAAATGATAAATCAAGACCATTTGAATAAATTATACCAAAAAGAGCAAAAGCTTTATGGAGACAAGCATCCAACTTCAAAAAAAATATATCAAGAATCCAATCATTTATTTGCCAGAGTACCAATGACATGGATGAATAAATGGGTTGGAGGATTTCCATTGAGTTTTGTAACCGCTCGCGGATCTTGTATCACGGATGTGGACAATCATACTTACATTGATTTTGCACTAGGTGATACAGGAGCAATGTGCGGTCATTCTCCAACAGAGCTAGTCGACGCAATTAAAAATCGTATCGAAACTCTGGGTGGAATTACAACAATGATGCCGACTGAAGATTCAGAATGGGTTGCTAATGAATTATCAACGCGTTTTGGACTCTGCAAGTGGAGCTTTAGTTTGAGTGCAACGGATGCAAATCGCTGGATATTGCGTCTAGCGCGTTTGGTGACAAGGCGTCCAAAAATATTAGTGTTTTCCTATTCATACCATGGAAGTGTGGATGAATCTTTAATTGTATTAGATGATTACGGAAGACCGATGCAACGACCAGGAAATGTTGCACCTGCTGTTTGTCCAACACAAACAAGCAGAGTAGTTGAATTTAATGATATTGACGCAATTAAAAGAGAGTTAGCATACGGAGATGTTGCCGCAGTACTTATGGAAGCAGCAATGACAAATATGGGAATTATATTACCCAGCGATGGATTTTTGGAGGAATTGGCAAAAATTTGCAAGACTACACAAACTTTACTCATCATTGATGAAACGCATACCATCAGTCTTGGTCCTGGCGGGGCAACCAAACATTATAATTTACAACCAGATGCCATTACGATTGGAAAGTGTATTGGAGGCGGTATTCCGTGTGGGGCCTATGGTATGACCCAGGAACTTGCATCAAGAGTTCATTTAGCAATTGCAGATGCAGATTCAGATATAGAAGATTGTGGAGGAGTCGGTGGAACCTTGGCTGGTAATGCATTAAGTTTTGCAGCAATGCGCGCTGTGTTGGGAAAAGTTTTGACACCCGCAGCATTTGATCATATGCAAAATTTAGCTAGTGTTTTTAGTCGGCATGTGGAAAGTTTAATAATTAAATATAATTTACCTTGGAGTGTTGTACAACTTGGCGCTAGAGTTGAATACATGTTTTCAAGATTACCGCCTCTTAATGCTAAAGAGGTTTTACAATATAAAAATATGGAGTTGGAAAATTATTTACATTTGTATTGTATTAATCGTGGAATTTTAATGACACCTTTTCATAATATGGTATTGATGGCACCAACTACAACTTTGGAACAAGTTGAGTATCATGGACGAGTTTTAGAAGATGCTGTAAAATCTCTACTAGATTCGGATGAGTATTGTTGTTGCAGCTGATCAACAACTTTTGCCAAATCGGTTAACTGTATTCCGTGTTGTTTGATAATTTTTTTGTATTGCTTTTGGAATATTTTCAAGTTTTGCAATTCTTGTTGCAACATTTGTTTTTTATGTACCATTTGTGAAATTTCGGCACTAATTGGTCCTCTTTGGACTAACGGTACAGTAGAGAACTGTTGATGTTTTAAAGCTAAATATTGCTCAATTTGAGCAAGTTGACTTTGGACTTTAGATTGTTTTTGAATTGCTTTAGCCAACTGTTCTTGATATAGCGTTTTTGAACCTAATGGAGGTGAAGGTTTTGCAGTAAACTGTTTATTCATACGCGCAATAGCTTTTTTACCTTGTTCTTCAACACTTCCAACATCTCTTCCTTCAGTTACCAAAATTTGACCTAACGATTCCACAAGTTTCTCCATTGGTTCACTACTAAATGCAACTGTAGAACTTAGCCTTTTGCATGGATTTAAAAATAAATAAATCGGTTCGTCGCTTGGTTCTAAAGATTTTATTGTATCCAAAACAAATGATAAAGAAAAACCCTCGGTAAATCTTGACAAACTATCTAGAAATTTCAAAGCCGATACTTGAGATGTTACTTCCAAAAATTTATAAATACCCATCGGTTGAACAAAAGTAATATTTCTATAGTTGTGATCAACTTTACTTGATCGTATATCAAAATAGTATTGACTTAACTCTGGATGCAATGCTGTTTTATACACTGCAAGTAAATCAAAGTTGACTTTGTCGTTATAGACTAATTGTTTTGTGTCAGTACCAGGAGTGATCAAAATCGATTTACCATCTTTTTGAGGAAATTGAAAACTATTTAATAATTC